TTTCGCCTTCAATCCCGATCTTCAAGCCAAAATTGTCTGCCACATAACCGCCTCCTTTCCTGAAAAATTTTTAAATTCCATAAGGTATCACGTCATCAATGGTCAACATACGCTTTGGTTTGGCCAGCCCTAAAAACTGCTTATGGCACTCCCACAAGTCCAGCAGGTGCCCAATAGGCATAAGCCATACTTCATCCTCAGTACGGTTTAGCTGGACGGTACCATAATATATGAGCCGGGTAAACAATTCCTCGTCGTTCACCCGGCCGGTTTGTTTTTTAAGTCATCCTCACTTTCAACGTTTCTTTTGGTTCCTTTGAACATCGCTTCCATGATAGCGTCTTTGTATGCCGCCAGCTCCAGCGGGGATGTGAGAAGCTCCACCGCCTCCTCGGTCAGAAGCTCCCGCTTATCCTTATTTTTCAGGTTGTGTATCAGAATGCTCTGGTTGGCCAGAAGAGTAATCAGCCATACCACTTCATCCAGCGCCATCTCGAAGTTCTCGTTTTTCATCAGCTTGGCGCCGAGATTTTCAAGTCCGCCGTACCTTTTAGCGATTTCCTTTGTCGCTCTGGTGGTTAGAATAAGCTGGTACTCCTCGCCGCCGATGCTGATGCTTGCGCTTCTGTCCGTATCCTGCATTATTCGCCGCCTCCTCCCACAGCAAAGACAGGCTCATACACCTGCGTATACCAGCCGGTAATCGTGGCGGGCAATACGCCGGGATCGTCCTCGCTGACCTCTGCCTTCCACGGATGCTTTCCTTGGCCATCTGGTTTGTTACGTCTCATGACTGTCCCTTCAATGGTGGGTGTCGAAAAGGTGATGCTGTCGCCTTTTGTTTGCAGATTTGCCGCCGGGATGCCGAATTTTACTCTGTAAAGCCAAAAATACCTGTACTTGCCGTTGGCTTTCTTTGCCCTGAACCCGATTGCCACAGGAGCGCCCCCATCCTCGCTGGCGGAAATCAGCACCTTGTTGTCATCAAGGGTGGCTCCAGTCAAAACCTCGGCTGCTGCAGCGCCGATATCCGCAACGCCAAGAGTCAGGGTGCCGCTTTGAAATTCCTTGACCACTTCTGCCGCCCCGTCGTCGGCATAAAGCGTCGCTTCGGCCAGTTCCACCGAAAGCTCCGCAGTAATCGCTTTAGCCAACGGAACAGGCGTGTCATAGGTCTCTTCTCCATTTTCATTCTCGGTTATTTTGGAATAATATAACCTGTCCAGTCCGATTGTCGCCATGTCTCTCATTCCTCCCTTACTTCATATTCTTTTGCCACATCGATGGCATAATGGTGATAGTCGGTATCGTCCTCATGGCCTATATACCGCCTGTCGGTAATGGTAAAGCCCGCTTGAAGCAATGTGTTCACTATTTCGTTTTTGCGGGCAGTGTAGTTTCCCTTTATAAATAAAGACAACCGTACCTCCTGGGTTTCTGCCTGAGGCCGGTTGTCTGCAAAAACTTCAAATGTATCTATCATCGGAGTAATGACAAGGTACTCATCTGGCGGTACACCGCTAAATACTCCGGTTTCAATGGGAATACCCAAAACATCCAATAACGAATTTAACTCTGACAATATGCTCATATCCGACCCAGCTCCTCTTCAAGCTTTGCTTTCATTGCTTCGATGCAGGACTTCCTCGACGCCGATTTTGCAGGCTTCAAAAACGGCTTTGCGGGCTGTCCGGACTTGCCGTATTCGATAATGTTGGCGATCTTGGCGTTGCTCTCCCCGTCTTTTCTCGGCTCCGTAAAGCCGACCTTAATGTTATGGTTTCCGTCCCTGTCCTGCTTGGCAGGAGAGAGGCCCAAAGCATTTACTAATTCACCGGTTGCTCTGGACGGGTATTTAGTGCCGTTTCCGATGACCGACTGCAGGTTGGACTTCACTTTGGAAAGAACCACTTCTCCGCCTGCTTCCAGCACCTTAGGTATGATTTCGTCTGTCCTTTCTCCAAGTCTTGATAACTTGAGCAAAAACTCCTCCGGCATTTTTACATCAACCTTAGCCACGTCGCAGCCACCTCCCGCTTTATACTCCGCTTGATTTTACCTTCTCCGCAAGCGCCTCAATATACATTCCGCGCCCCTTTACATCCTCTAAGCTGACAATATTGTACCTGCCATCGCTGCAAACGAGTACAAGATCTGTGGTGATTTCCAGGTTAGGTATCTTGCGGAAGCGGAACAGTGCTGACGCCTGTGAGAACGCCGCCCTGTTTGCCCATTTTTCGCTGCCATGCCTTTCTTCCTTGTATGCCCTGACCGAAGCAAGGATGACGTCCCCTTTTTCAGCAAAACCCTCGCTGTCCTTAACCGGCTTGGTTGAGATGATGTCAACAAATGTGTTCATTTTTCCGAAGCTCATCCCTCAAACCCTCCAATCCCGGTCAAGCCGCAGTAGCATATTCACCGTATTCCATACCTGCTGCCCGGCCTGCACGCTATCCCCGAAAAAACCGGCTGTCGAGCCATCCCTGCTTTCGTAGAAATGGCTCGACAGCATAATGACAGCCTGTTCGGTAGTAGGCGGCATTATGTGTGTTTCATACCATCCGGCAGCAACGTGCTGGTAGCTCTCGGCGTAGGACAGGGCGGCGCTAATGAAGCTCAGCAGAAGCTCATCGTCCGTATCGTGAGTAAGGATAAGGTTTGCTTTGACTTTGGGTAAAAGATTATCTGATACCGCCATGCTGTACGCCTCCTTCCGCTCACTCTTCGTCAGCTGCCATCAGCCCTGCCGCTTTCAGTTTAGAAAGCAGGGCATTAAAATCCGCTGTGAGTCCTGCGACATCAGATGCGACGCTGTCAGCCTGGTTTTCCGCGACAGGAAGCCCCGTCACCGAGGCCCCCGGCAGAATTTCCAATGTGCCGCCAACAACCCACTTATCGCCGCCCTGTTCCATGTAATTCTTAGTGGTATAGCTCATACTGCACCTCCATTAAGCTTTCTGCTGGAGAACTTTTATAGCCTCCGGCAGAATCAGCTTGCCGTCTACGCGCTGAGTAGCAACAAATCCGACTTGGCCAGTGACGGCATAAAGCTCGTTGAGTCGCTTAAATACACGCCCCTGACGATCTGCTACCCAGTAATAGCTGAAGTCTCCAAAGACAATCGTCTTTGCCGACGCAGCAATAGTGGGCACATATGCCGAAGTATACAGCGGGCGATTTAAAATGGTGTCAGGTGTACCTGCCTGAACAGAAGGCTGCCAGAGATACTGACCCTGACCATCCTTTAGTTTGCGGATAGCCTTGACAGTTGCATCGTTCATGACAAACACTGCTCTGTTGCGGTAAGGTGCTTTCAGGCTATAGAACAGATCAAGTACCTCGTCCATAGTAATTGCCGTAGCGCTTGCAGTAGTCACACCAACTTGCGCTCCACCAGTATTGGCTAGAATACCAGTTGGCTTGCCAGAGCCATCGCCAGTGAAAAATGCTTCTTCTTCCTTGTTACCAATACGGCGGGCGAACTCTCTGGAGATGTAGGCTTCAAGGTCAAACACAGAGTCATTCAGCAGTTCCTCGGAAACCTTGATCAGGGTGCCCAGCTTATATGCCCCAATGGATACCTGACCAAAGCTGTCATCGCTCTCGGGGATGGTTCCTTCCTCGTCAATCCATGCGGCAGTACCTTTAGTGGCTACAACTGGTATTTTTCTATCGCCAGAAGAAGTGGTGATTACGTTGGCCAGTGTACGGAAGATATTCTCATCCTCAAGCGCTTCTACAAGAGTACGCTCAAATTCATCTGGAACCAGATAACCTCCCTCTGAATCAGTACCGATTTGCAGGGCATTTCTTACGTTTGGATCAAGTCCTTCTCCTGCACGGGTACGCATGGCACTCCAGAATGCCTTTTTGTATTCCGCAGATGCACGTCCGGTCTTTTCTTCCGTTTCCTTCGACGGTACGTTGGTTATCGGGTTACTGGTGGCTTTGGAGAGTTCTAAATCAATTACTGCTTGACGCTCAAGACGTTCGATTTCCTTGCCCAAAGCCACAACTTCGTTTTCCATTTTTTCATAGGTAGCTGTATCCTCGGCTGACAGAAGCCCATCGCCACCTCGCTTGGCGTCAAGGAACGCTTTTGCCGCATCCCACGCCTTTGCACGCTTTTCACGCAGTTCAAGAATCTTACTCATTGTGATGTTCCTCCTTCAAATTAGTGAGAAATTAAAAAGAGCCGCTTTTCCAGCTGCTC